ATCAGTCCAGTTAATATCTAAACCACCACCTTCAACAAACTTAACTTCTTTAGCATCTGAAACTGATACTTCAGTGCCATCTCCATCTTCTAGTATCCAGCTAGTCATTGTTCCAGAACCAGTGCTGTCTACATAAGCTTTTATAGATTGTTGAGTAGCTAATGCTGTTGCTGAATTACTTGCAAAGTTATCTTCATCAAGAATAGCGGTTACGGAAACAGAACCTATTGTTAAGGTAGAGGGATTAGTTGCTAACTCTACAACTGCACCACTAGAATTTTCCGTAAATAATCTCTTGTCAGTAACATTAACTGCAAGTTCTCCCTGAACTAAATCAGAGGCAGAGGGTACGGAGGAACCTGTACTAGAGTTTTTAGTAATAATTTGAGTAGGCATTAAAACATCCTAAAACTATCAGATTATTATTTATAGAACAGTGCAGAGAGAACCTAAACCAATAAAAATTCTCTCCACACTTAATCTCTATAAAGAGAAAGTTTTAGCCATTAACAGCCAAAACAAAACCTGCATCTGTGCGTAGGACTTTAACGCCATACAGCATATCCGCAGTATACAAAGTTCCAAGCCACTCTTGCTTGTACTGAGTTTGAGAGCGTATGCCCTGTTGCTCTGCAAGAACAAAAGTGTCTTTATGGATCAACATTGCACCTTTAATGTCACCACCAGCACTATTAGCAGCAGCAGTTTCAATAATCGGTACATTAGTAGATACAAAAATGTCTATACCGTAAAGATTACCAATCTTACCGCTATCAACACCTCTATTATCTACAAAGTCGGAAGATACGTAACGATCAATACCCATGATTGCATTACGTAATGAGGGAGGAACGATAAACGCTCTGTTGTCCATAGGAACATCAGCATCGTCCATCTTTTGAATCAAAGCACGAAACCCTGCATCTGTGAATACATCAGCAGCCGCTACGGTATCTACTGCATAAGCAGACAAACCACTAGAAGCGTCAATGTAATAAGAAGCGGAGTGTACGTAGTCTGCTCCATCACTATCACCTAAGTCTTTTCCTAAAGAAAAAAGATCAGTGTCTACTTGCTTTGCCAAAGCATAGCCAGCATCACCAGTATAGAATTGACGGAGGGAAGACAAAGCCTGGGCTTCAGTAATGTCTTCAATAATACGAGAATATTCAAAGTGCTTGTTAATTGAAACTTGCACTTCGCCTTCAGTAGCATTTTGTACCGTAACTGCTGTGTTCTCAGCTTTAGCATTAGCTGAACCACGTACAGGTTTCGGTATATGAAGGGTATCACCTTTTTTACCTTGCATTGAAATCTTTTTAACAAGATTTGCAAGAACAAGATTAGCTTGATATGCAGCTACAACTTCATCACTCCAAATTTCAGGGATAAAAGTAGCGGCATCTGTATTACCGACGAAACCGCCAGTAGCAGGATAAGTTGAAGTAGCCATTTGTTAATTTCTCCTATAACTGGTTACTTGACCCTTTTTTCCGCATATGCCGTTAAGATTTCATCTGATAAAGCCATATATCGGTCAGGATCATTTTTCATTAGATCAATAATATCCTGTCTTCGATAGATTTTTCTCGTAGGTTTCTCTGAACTTCCAGAAGCAGAACCAGTAGAAGCAGTCTTTAATGCTTGCTTCCTAGTGTTCTTTTCATTCTGAACAGTCTGAGCAACTACTTGTTTCCTATCTTTCCAAAGCGAAAAAAGCTCATCAGCAGCTTCATAATCAAACTGTTTATCTGCTTGTACATAAAGCTTAGTACGAATACTAGAATCTTTAATCCATTTCGCAAAGCCTTCATCCTTTAGGATATTCTCCATATCAGGATGCTTTTGAGATAATGTCGCCAAAGCATTTGTTTTTTTATACTGTTGGCTTAATTCCTCTGCTTCTCGAATCTTAGGATGATTCTCAATAGCTTTATTTACTGCTTTCTCTGGATCGGAAAAATAATCAATCTCTTCTTCAACAGGAGTGCTTTCTGGTGCTTTCTGTTGTTCTGAGAGTTGTGTCTGAATATAAGTATCAACTACTTTTCTTAATTCTCCTACTTCCGAACTTTGTCTACCTAAAAGCTTTTCAGCTTCTTGGTGCATCTGGACTAATTCCTGTACCGACTTATCTTGGTATTTCTCAGGAAGCCCTGGATCACTAGACTGTTCTTCGCTGTCTTGCTGAATTTGCTGCGCTACATCTACAGGTTCAGCCCCTTCATCTGGAGAATCTAAGGTTAGTTCTTCTTGTTCAGGACGCTCTGCAATATTATCGTCTATGAATCTAGCCATAATTTATAGGATTCCGTACTTCTAAAAAGTATTGTGGAATAAATAAGGAAGTCATTGGTACTCTTCCTTACGTTCTTTTTTAATCTGCTGCTCTCTGTGTTTAGCCCATTTACGTGTAGCACCTAAAAAATCACCGCTTATTGGATCTAAAACACTCCTAACAGGAGATATAATCCTATTTGCAGGTTTACCACAAATAAGACAGGAAACTTCTGAAGTATCCTTAGTAGTGAAATGTTCCGTTACATGACCTTCAGAACACCTGAAGTCAAACAACATTCTCATTTACACCTCTTCTGAGGGTTCAGAGTTTCTTTGCGTTACTAAAGTTTCGAGTTGATTTTCAAGATTAAGGCAATTATTCATTACTAAGAGTTGCCCTTTCTTAAAAAATAAATCCTCTATATCTTTAGTTGTCTCTAAAGAGTTTATATTTTTTATAGATGTTTCTACATCTTTTATAAAATAATTCCACCCTTCAGATCGAAATAACTTACGCATTTCAAACACGTATTCTTCAAACTTTTTATCTTCTTCAGTTTGTTCCATATCCGTTTTCCCTATACAGGACAGATAATATAGCGTTTAGCCGGAGCCTAGCAAAAAGCAAATAACCTGTAAAGTTTTTATTTCCTGTAAGATCTCGTCTTTCTTGCGATCTTTTTAGGTTGTTTACTGGTTTTTTTGCCTTTTTTTAGATCAGCACGTTTTTTTCTTGTAGTAGCAGCGTACTCTTTATCCGACAAAGATTTAATCGCAGCAGCAGGAAGGTATCTCTCTCCAGTAGCAGACTTACCCTGAGTGCTTGGTTTTCCGCTTTTGGTTCTCCAGTTTTGAGAAGTCCATTTTTTAAGACTTTTTTGAGATTTTTTAAGAGCCATTAACTCCTGTAACCCCCACCTTTAGCTTTATACTCTTTTGCTAACATTTGCGCTTTGCGTCCAGACCATTGCCCAGGACGACCTCCTTTAGAACCTGCTTTAATTTTATTAAAAAGATTCTTACGCATTGTAGGTTTTGTATAATTACCAGCTTCATTAACCCTAGATTTACTTTTCTTTTTAACGGGAGATTTTGTTCTAGCCATTATGTCCCTACTTTCTTTTGAGCTTTCTTATGCGCTTGCGTAAAAGTTGAACCTGCTTTCATTTCTTTACGCATCATTGCCATGTGTTTAGCAGAATGATGTTTAGAGTGTTTTTTTAGAGCAGTCTCTTGTCGAGGGGTTAACTTTTTTGCAACCATTAGTAAGTCCGATTAATCATCTTTTTCTTTTTATTCTTTTTCTTTGTACCTTTCATTGGAGGTCTTCCTCTAGTCGAACCGTAAGTTCCTTTACCTTTTGGCACTTGTTTTCTCCTAACTAAAAGTTAATGTTTAATTATGACCATTTTTCACGATCTGCCCACCAAGCGGCTGACATCTTACCTTTTGCTATGTTTTTAGCATGTCGCGCCTTGAAACTCTTACGCTTGTTTTTCATAGCTTGCGATTCACCTGCTTTCGGAGACCCTGCCGTCTTCGCCCCTTGCTGACCGAATCGGATTGTTTTAATTTTATCGCCTTCCTTCGCAACAACAACGTGTGATTTCGTAGGATGATTAGGAGTCCTCTTCGCTTGGTTGTAAGATTTTAGCCCTAGTCTTTTTAGTCTTGGATCTTGATTTTTGTTTTTTGATGTCATTTTCTAATATTTCTAGTCTACTAAAGATTGAATCAAAATGTTTGTTAATTTGAGCAACAATATCATTGAGTTCTTTGTGGCTGACCATCGGGAGCAAACTCCATTACATTATTTTGAGCAGTTTGTTCTGGTTGTGCTTCAGGTTGTTGTGGAACAATTCCATTTGGAGGAGGTGTTTGAGCATTTTCTTTAAGTAACAAGTTTGCTACTTTAAGTCTTCTTTCAAACTCTTTATCGTCCTCTGTACCTGCCCTTAAATTAGTAGTAACTGCTTTTAGACGATCAATCTGTAACTCTTCAGGCATTAACTCTGTCTCTGTAGCTATCTTCCTAGCACGAGCTTGAGATTCTGCTGCTTGTCCAGAAAGAGCAGAAGTCTGAGCTTCTTGGAAAGCAATCTGAGATTGTTGTGAAAGTGCAGCCGCTTGTTGTTCTTCTGGAGAACTTTGAGAAGCTTGTTGGATGCGAAGCAGTAATTCTTCTCGATTACTGAGATTCATATTATCAATAATGGCTTCTACTAACTGACCATAGATAGGTGAATCTGCTTGCATAGTTTGTAACAACTGAACTAATTGAGTTACTTCGTACTCTCTTGCCATTAGTCCTAACGTAGATACCGCATCAAACCGATAATCTGCTACAGGATAGTTCTCAGGATCAAATTGCATGTAGCGATGGGCTGCTTTAGTAACAAAAGGAATTAAGAAAGATTCTTGGAAATTGATTAGCGTTCTTTTGTGGCGTTTAATAATCGCACCTAAAGACATACTAATCCCTGCTGCTGTGGAATCTTTATTGACTGAGCCAGCAAAACCAGCAGAATCAATAGCCCCTGTAGCAGTCTGTACCATCTTTTGCAAAGCATCAGCTTGGGCAAAAGTAATCTGGTTTACTTGTCCAAAGTTAAAGGGTTGTAAAACTTCAGCAGGATTACCATTAGTTAAAATAACCTTACCTGCTCTTACCTCTGGCCTAGATCCTCTAGGTATTCTAGTAGCGTCCATTGCTAACATAGGATGAACTGTCAAAGCTAAAGCATCAATACGCGCTCTAATCTCTGCGTCTAATGCCTTTTGACTGTTATAACCTTTTTCACAAACCCCTCTGCCCCAGAAACGAGAAGGTACAACATCCCAGGGGAAAGCAACAACAGGACGATCTCCCATCATGTAAGGGTTTATTTCAGCTTTTAGTAATGTGCCGTTGTTTGCAATAACAACAACTGCCTCTACGTAGTAGCTTTCTTCTTCTGTGTTTTCTTCGGTTTCTGCAACTTCTTCTTCTTCTTTAGGCTGCGCTAACTCTTCTAAACCGTCTTCTTCTAATTCACCTTGCTCCTCAAAAAACTGGAGTTGTGCTTGAGCATCTAACAGCAAATAACGAGGGACTAAACCATAGTATTTTGTTAGACGGACTTTATCATCGTGATAGACAGTCAGATCTTGATCTGGCTCTATGTCATAATCAGAAGATGCAGAAGCAACATTTACTTTACGATAAACTCCTGATTCTTGTAATTGCTCTACTGTATGTAGGGAGACAAACTCATCAATCGCTACACCAGAGGCTTCCTCAATCGAAGTAGCAATAGGATCAATAAGAAAATTTTGCGGCATGACAGGGCGCAACTTACAGGTGATTCTATCCCTGACATTAACTCCTACTGCGGTTAACTCACCTCCCATAATGGGCTGAGTAGCAGGAGTCATTTCTTTTTCTTCTTCTAAAACAATTTCACCAATACCTGTACCGAATACCGCAGAGTTAATTAAACACTCTGCTACGGACTTTCTAATTTTACTTTTTTGAAAATCTTTGTGTAATTGTTCTCTTAGAAAAACAATGTCTCTATTTTCAGGATCACCAGCATCATCCCTAATTTCAAAAAACTTTCCCCTGCCAAAAGTAGCTTCTTCGATTTCAGCAACAGAGCTTTCAACTGCCTGTTGCAATGCAGGGGAAATAATTTTAGATCTCTCTGAATCTCTAGTAACATCTTCTTTTGCCCAGATGCCTCGCCATAACCGATAATACTCATCAAACTTTTCTGAGTAATTCGATTCAAAGTGATCTCTCCACTGATCGCACTTATATACTACCCAACTCTCCAATGACTCTTGCATCATTGAAGGTTTATTATCATCACCATAAGCCATATTTTAATACCCTGCGACGGAATCAATTATTTCAAAATCTGATAATTCTTCGTAATTACCACCATATGTTACTTTTGCTAATTGATCTATATACGCTAAAGAATCCACTAAATCATCATGCGTCAATATATCAGGAAACTGAAATAACTCATCTAAAAAGCGACTATTCCAAGCTCCTTTATTTAACGTAATAATGCCGTTTTCAAACCTACCTTGTAAAGCCCAAATAACTCTATCAATTTTTTTGACGTTATTGTGTAAAATTTCTTCAATATGAAAAAAGAAATTATTTCTTCTCATCATGTCTAATAGAGGAGGCATAACAGCTTGATACGAGATACATCTCTCTATACCAACACATAAAGGTTTATAGTCTCTTACTACTTGGAAAATCTTTTGTGCTGTTTCTTCAACTGTCCACCGACCATACACTATGTTTTCTACGTACCAACCATCCTCATTAACAAAAACAACACATATTGAAGTATTGTCCAAACGTGTATTTTTTGTTTTCTTTTTAACTAAATCCTGAAAACCAGAAACATCTACTGCAACATAACAATCATAGTTCTCTGGTTTTTCTTCACTAAATTTAATCCAATCCTCTTTAAACACTTCAGAGCCTCTGGCTTCAAAGGAAGCCATAAACTCTTGTCGAAACGCATAACTTGACATTGATTTCTGGGCTGCGTTTATTTCATCTTTGTCTAAGAGGGGATTGTCATAGCTCGTAAAGTGCCAGGACTTATAGGAAGGATCTTCTTCAAATTCACCATATTTATATAATTCATAAAAATGGTTTCTACCCATAGGTGTCCCAATAAATAATGCTTGGCCTTTTTGGTCAGCAAGTGCTGGTCTAAGGATCTGCTCCCAGACTTCAGATTTAATATCTGCATACTCATCTAAGACAAGAAACTTTAGTGAGACACCACGCATAGTTTCTGGTCTGTCACCACCCTTTAATGAAATAGTGGAACCATTAATTAATTTAATCTGTAGATTATTGATATGACTAGAAGCAATTACGGGATGCCCTAAATCCATTAGGGTATCCCACATAATGTCTCTAGCTTGCCCCTGGGTTGGAGCAACATAAAAAACAATAGAGCGATCTTTCTTTAAAGCATTAACAATTAGAAGCCATGCTGCTAAACGTGATTTACCTGTACGTCTTCCTGCTGCAACAATTTTAAAGCGTACAGGGTCATTCCAAACCTCTTGTTGCCACGGTAATAGCTTAATGTCTAATTCACTAACCATTTAGTAAGTCCAAATAACTTTATGGTCTGATACTCTAGTATCGACATGGACAAAGGTTTTAGCGATACCAATCCCTTTAAAACCTAATAGTATTGCTTGTTGAACAATTTTGTATCTTCTTACTCCATTATCAATATAAATATCTGCTGCACACCCTAAAGTATGTTGTCCTACTGTGGTTTTATTAATCTCAGCAGAGTGAGTTCTGTCCCTATAGCCTGATGTAATCTTAAAAGGGAAATCACAACTTTCCCTTAAAGAATCTAATAAATGAATAAATCCTTCCTGCATCTCATTTTTACCTGTTTCCGAACAAGTAAACTCATCTAGCTCAAAGTATTTAAACATTATCCGTATAAGTCCCCTCAATTATATTATCTTCTAAAGATAAAGAGTCTTCTACATTAGAAGTCTCATTGACTCCTAACCCAGAAATAGTAATTGAAATGTTACTCCTGCCCCCTGTTGTCTTATCTTTCTCAAAATAACTAATGGGTAACATTCTATCCATTAACAGTTTCCAGGCGGCTGCTTGATTCTTATGCTCGTTGTCTAAAGCAGCATCCATAATAGAGTCCAATACTTTTCTGGACTTAGGGGAGGCTAACATCCTAGCCTTGTATTCATTAATAATGGCAGTATCGCCTTTAGGTCTGCCCCTTTGACCACGATTCCCTGCTTTATTTAAAGACACATCAGATTTTTTGGGTCTCCCCATTTTTTTCTTAGGTAAGTTTTCCATAGTGATTGTGGGCAGACCTTTAGATGCCTACGACTTTTAGCACATCTTATTACTAAAATACAATATATTTTTAAAAAAGACTATGTAAGTAAATACTAACTAACCTTATGTTAGTAAGCACTAACTAACACTAGAGTACCCTGCCCCTTTACTAAACTTATCTCTAAAGACTCCTTGTTATTCCCAGAATAAATAACAGATTGATAATTAATGTAATAAAACAAGACAAACAAGCATTACTTAGTAAAGACAACTATTCCTATTAAACCTATTTTTTTTAAAATTACTCTTTCTTGTGTCTGAGTAGCACCTACTAATAATTCATAGTGCGCTAGGTGTCCCCCCGTCTATCAAATGACCCCACCCTAGTAAAACTATAGACTCTATTGCCCCAGTGAGCACTCACTAACCTACCCAGGGAATACCAGGGATTGACAATGTGAGTGCCTGAGTAGCACCCATTAGAACCCTATAAACTCCCTCAGAACATTTCCTTCAGTTCTTCCCAGACAATACCCAGTAAGTAGCTCTATAAAATTAATTACTATATTAGTTGATATATAGTTTTATATAAGTATACTAGTCATATCTTAAACAAACAGACGGATAAAAAAATGCAACTAGGTACATTCTTAATCATTCTTGGCTTTTCTTTTTTTGGTATTGCTTCATTCCTTAACAGTCTTGGCTTAGATGAAGATATTGGTCTAGGTATTTGTTTCTTACTTATAGCCATTATCCCTATAGTTATTTTAGTTATTGATGGTTACGTTACTAAGGGAGACAAATAAAAATGGAAAATTCAAATTATAGAATCTGTTATAACTCTCTTACTGACTACAATCAGGGAAGACTAGTCTTCAAATGGTTTAACTTAGAAGGGACAACCTTAGAAGAACATCAGGAAGAACTATCAAACTGGTTAGAAGAATTGACCAGTTCATCAAGAGATGGACAACTTCGGGAAGAATGGGAAATAGCCGACTATGAGAATATCCCTAGAAACATTATAGACAATTATGGTCTGGAAGCTTTTTTTCAATGGCAAGAATATGTCAATTTAATTGGTAAGGAAGCTACTAACGCAGCGGTAGAGTTAGACGTTCTTACTTATGACTATCGCAAGCATAAGGAATTTAATCTCACTCCAGAAGAATTACAGAACATCTATGTAGGTTCTTTCGATTCTTGGAATGTAGCGGAAGAAGTAGCATTGTTTGATGCTGATAACTCCGCATTGTTAGATGAAATACCCTCACATCTTCAGAGATATTTTGATTTTAAGGAATACGGAGAAGATTTATTAATTGATACCTACGACCAACATGAAGGCCACGTATTTCTAAGAATCTAAAACCTTAATACTCTCCCTCTTTAATTAGAGGGATGAGTTTTTATCTGTTCATTCTAATGAGTGAGCAGATACAAACTCATAGCAGGAGCAATAAAAATGAATGATTGGAAAAAATATCATTTGATTGTTAAAGGGAAAATCAAAGGGACTGGAACGCGAGACCAAATGTGGAAAAGAGGACAAATGATAAGACCATTAACTACTGATTGGTCAGTATCGAGTGTGTCAAAGGAAATATCTAATCTTCCAGATATGGATAAATTCTTAGAAGACTTAGAAAAGGAGCTACAAAACGATGAATAAACAGGAAGCTCTTAAAATTATTTACGAGGAACTAGCTAACTTTGATTTTGGTTTTCAACCTACCGCAAAGGATGTGCAAGAACTGAGGGAGAAGAGAAAAGCCCAAGTAGACAAAATTAGGGAAGATCTAGGGCCAGAGTATCCCTTAGATTGTAAAGAGAGTTTGCAGCTAGAGGCTTGCAACGTGCTGCTATCAACTAAAAGAGAATGGGGGGTCTGGTTATGAGTTATTTTATAAACATGAATACGGCCAGTCCTAAAGCTACTATGGCCCTATTGAAGTTAGATCAAAAGTTTATAGGGTCAAAGGATTATTTGGGGCTTGCCTATTTTTGGACGCATGAGTTCAAGCATTACCTGAGAGATGCAACAGTATCCCAACGTAAACGCATCCATAATGCTTGGCTAGACAATGGTCTAAGCTTTGAGGCAAATATAGATGACACTTCCGAACACTGGGAGATCATTTCTAAAGTTTTAAAACAGGAAATAAAAAGATGAAAAAATTAACAGCATTAGTGTTGTGCGAATACAGCGACATAGTTTCTAAAGCTTTAAGAAAAAAAGGATTCATTACTATTAGTAATGATCTTTTACCCTCCGATAATCTCAATGGTTGGCACATTCAGGGAGATTGTTTCGACGC